TTCATCGGACAGGCGGGATCTTCCCCCGTGTTCAATGAGTATGAGTTCAACGGAAGTTTCATGTTCGCATAAACAAATGGGGGGACAATCCTCCCCCCATTCGTTATAGTATTCGTTCGTGACAGTTCGTGAACAACAGTTACCCGATGTGTGTCCGCCCCGTGTATAATTTTCATGACTCCCCTAACCTACAGAGGTGACAAATCGACCTCTAGATACAAAAATCTAAAAAAATTTCCCAGGCCACCAAGAATCCCCCAAAAGGGTCGCACAATAAAACTCATAAGTTATCTAAATCATTATAGGATTTCAAAATCAATTTTTATTTGCTAGAATACAAAAAAATTTCCGGAGGAAAAAAATGGGCGTCAAATGGATTCACAAAAACGGTTATTCTCGTCCCGATAAAAGAACAATAAAAAAAGGTGGTACAAAGAAAAAGTGAGAAAATCTAGAAAAGAACCTTATTGGAACTTTTGGAGAGTCGTTTTGGCTGGTTGGTGGATTCGCTATCCAAAGACAATGTTTATGGTAGTGTTTGCCCCCATAGGGTTCTTAATAGCACTTATATATAATGCGGTGACAAATTAAGACCACCATTTATATGGAAAAGATATATCACATATATGCCAAAGATCAGTGTTTATTTCATTCACTGAAGGAAGAAGAATTCCACACAACATGGGATACACTAAATCGATTAGTGGGTCTCATGAAAACTGACTATACTTCAGATGATCTCTCATATGAGGAACTTCTGAATAATAAGTCAGTTGTCAATGAGTCTTCTTATTGACAAACTCCGCACAAAACGATAAAATTGACATGAAGGTTTATTAAACTTATGGCAAAAGGATTTACAGTAAAAGCAAAATCCCCTTCTGTTACAAAAACGGAAGAGTGGGATTATGATGCAATTAAAGAAAGAATGAGAGGCAAGTCGATTGTCTTTTGTTTACCTGGACGTGGATGCTCTTTCACATTTTTAAAAGCATTTGTACAACTCTGTTTTGATCTTGTACAAAATGGTATGAGCATTCAAATTTCTCAAGATTATTCATCGATGGTTAATTTTGCTCGATGCAAGTGCCTTGGTGCGAATGTTCTTCGTGGTCCAAAGCAAGTACCCTGGGATGGTAAACTGCCTTATGATTACCAACTTTGGATTGACTCGGATATTGTCTTCAACACAGAAAAGTTCTGGCAACTTTGTGATTTAGCTCTGCCTGCTGCTGATGAAGAAGGTAATGTAGAAGAGAAAGAAATCACCGCTGGTTGGTATGCAACAGAAGATGGTCACACGACATCAGTAGCGCACTGGTTAGAAGAAGATGATTTCCGCAACAATGGTGGAGTGATGAATCATGAAACCGTTGAGACCATTAGCAAGCGTCGGAAACCTTTTACAGTTGATTATACTGGATTTGGTTGGGTTCTGATTAAGAAGGGTGTCTTTGAGAATCTTGAGTATCCTTGGTTCGCTCCTAAGATGCAAGTATTTGAATCGGGTGCCGTTCAGGATATGTGTGGAGAGGATGTGTCCTTCTGTCTTGATGCAAAGGAAGAAGGTTTTGAAATCTGGTGCGATCCTCGCATTAGAGTTGGTCATGAAAAAACTCGCGTGATCTGATGAAAGAAGTACGCTACAATATACTTTATAACGGGCGTAAAATTTATCAAGACCTCAGTATGGAAGACTGTACTGAGATTTTCCAAGACTTCTCTGAGCGTTTTTTCTCAGGCGAAGATATTGATCCAAATTTAATTGAAATGGAGGAAATTAAGAATGGCTAAAGGTGGAAGCAGTAAAGTAATTTTTGAACCAGGTGCGCCTAAGAAAACTCGTCAAGGTCGCTCGTCTCGTACATTACTCAGCGCAACTTCTCGCAATGGACGTAAAAAAAAGTATCGCGGACAGGGTAAATAGATATAGAAGAATAAGAAGAAAAATGAAAGAGGTTGAAGCACACATAAAGGACTGGGTGCAAAAAGTCTCCAAAGTTCGACCAGAATTAGGAGGATTTTCTGTTTGTCCTTATGCTTCAAAGGCAAAATACAAAGTTATTGAATGTCAAGCAGAAGACATCATGCCTGTTTCTGGGTATGATGTCGTTTTTTATGTCATAGAAGACTACTTTGACCTTGAGAGTGTTCAATTTTGGGTCAATTTTTATAATAAATTACACCCAGAATGGTTATTTTTTGAAGATTGTGCCTGCTATGACACTTATGTTGGCACAATTCAAAGCAATAATGGTAAATATAACCTTATTTTGATGCAAAATAAAAAAGATTTACAAAAAAATAGAGAAAGATTAGCAAAAACAGGATATTATCACCACTGGAATGACGCATACTTAAGAGAAATTCTTGGTGATGACTACGAAATGGTCAAAAATTCGGGATAGCAACCCCGTAAAAAGTTCTGATTTACAAATCAGGAGCAAAAAAATGACCAAACAAGTCGATAAAGACCAAAATTTCATGAAAAATCAGTGGGGAACTGCATTTTTGACAAGTGAATATGGTTGGGAACAAAAAATTGACAAACCAAAAATGCTTCGGGAGATTGCTGAAGACGATATGACCCCGAAAAAACACAATTTTGAAGTTCAAAATGATATTCACGAAAGAATTAGGAATGATAATGATTATGATGATTGGGAATATGGAACAGAACCAATTCCATTAAAAGATTTTTAAATTTGAATCATAAATAACATTAAATATACTCATTCAAAATGCCTCTAGAGAGGAAATCTAAACCATTTAAAGATATAAGTCTGAGTTTTGGTATAAATCCATTAAATTCAGACTTAATTGATTTGAAAAATGTTGATGCGATTAACAGATCTATTCAGAATTTGATTCTTACAAATACAGGAGAAAGATTTTTTAATCAACAACTTGGTTCAGGTATCACTGGTCTTTTATTTGAAAAAGTAAATCGTTTGACAGCTAAAACAATTGAAACTAACATATTAGATACTTTTAGATTGTATGAACCAAGAGTCAATGTTTTAGAACTTGAAGTTACATCAAATGAAAATGCTAATGCATATGATGTAAAAATTGCATATGAGATAATAGGAATTATGGCAGATCCACAACAGTTAACATTTGTATTACAACAATAACTCTTAAATGGCACTAGTTAACTTCGCAAGTTTAGACTTCAATGATATAAAAAATTCGATCAAAAGTTATTTAAGATCGAATTCAAATTTCACTGACTATGATTTTGAAGGGTCTAATTTCTCAATTTTAATAGATACGCTTGCATATAATACATATATTTCATCATTCAATGCCAATATGGTTGCGAATGAAGCATTCATTGATACTGCAACTCTTAGAGAAAATATAGTATCTCTGGCCAGAAATATAGGTTATACACCAAGATCAAAAAAATCTGCAAGAATGCAGATTTCATTCAAAGTTGATACTTCTGGATTAAATCCACCACCTTTAACAGTTACACTTAGATCCGGAATCGTTGCTGTTTCTGCTAGATCTGTAGAATCTTCATCCTCTACCTTTGTTGTTTTAAATGATGTTGTTAGACCTGTTGATTTAACTGGAGTTGCTGTATTTGAAAACATTGATGTATATGAAGGAATAGTTATTGATCAATCATTTACAGTTGATAGTTCTATACCAAATCAAAGATTTATTTTAAACAACCCTGGAATTGATACAAGTTTAATTAAAGTATTCGTGACTAATAGTAATAGTGTGCAAGTTCAGTATAATTTAGTCGATAGTCTTTTTGATGTAGACTCAGAATCATCGACATATTTTCTACAAGAAATTGAAGACCAAAAATATGAACTTATTTTTGGTGATGGGTATTTTGGAAAAAAATTAAACAATAATGATATTGTAAATGTATCTTATGTAATCACAAATGGCGAAAATGGAAATGGAATTAGATCTATAAACTTTAGTGGCAGATTAGTACACACTAATGGAAATGTAATTTCAAGAACTCCAACAAATTTAACAGTTAATCAATTCTCTTATGGTGGTTCTGAAATTGAAAGTGCAGAATCGATTAGAAGATATGCTCCAAAAATATATGCATCTCAGTATAGAGCAGTTACAGCATCAGATTATGAAGCCATC